CAGTGGATCAATCAGCAAGCGGGGGTGACAGAGAGTGCATGACAGAAAAGCGAAAGCCCGCCCTGCTGGTGGCACAGCAGAACGGGCGATGGAAACGGGATCGGCTTCACAGGCAGACACCACTTCCAACACTCAGTATAAAGCAGGAAGCGACCACGGTCAAGCGGGAGGAATTGCCTCTTTGCTGCTGGAAGGAGCAGGCAACGGCCTCCACCTCCAGGACCTTGTTCGCCTGACTGGTGAAGATCAGCGGACAATCCGAAAAATGATCCACGAAGAGAGACGGCGGGGTGTTCCTATCCTGTCAGACAACATAAGCGGCTATTTCCTGCCCAGCAGTCAGCAGGAACGGGAGGCGTGTGTACAGTCACTCCGGCACCGGGCAAAGGAAATCCTGGCGGCGGCTGCGGCCATTGAAAAGGCGGTGAAGCAGTGATCGAGTACCCGCTGGAATCCTTTGTGTTCTATCGCTCTTTCAGGGATGCTATCGAAGAAATGAGCGACGCTGACAAACTTTCAACGCTACTTGCAATCTGCGACTATGCGTTATATGACATCGAGCCTAATTTGAACGGTATCCTGCCTCGAGCTGTATTCACAGTTGCTAGACCAAGTATTGACGCAAACAAGAATAGGCGCGAGAACGGAGGGAAGGGAGGTAGACCAAGCAAAAAAACCAATGGTTTTGAAAGCAAAAACCAACGGTTTTCAAAAACGAAAAGCACTGAAACTGAAACTGAATCTGAAACTGTAACTGAAACTGGAGAGAATAGGGCGGACAAGCCGCCACGCTCCCGCTTTGTTCCTCCGTCTGTTGATGAAGTCCGGGCATACTGCGCTGAACGGAAGAATGGCGTAGATGCTGAGTGCTTTATGGACTTCTACACAGCTAATGGCTGGAAGCAGTCTCGTGGGAAATCTATCGTTGACTGGAAAGCGGCTATCCGTATCTGGGAGAAGCGGGAAACGAGGCCGAAGGGGGGCGACGAGTTTGCAGACGTTGTTTGATGCCTCTGCATACTTTACATACTTCCCGGACTGCATGGACACTAAACGGTCCCTTTGGTTCGTGCGAGGTGTGTTTGATGTAGATGCGTACCGGGAAAATACCTTTGCGTTGTCCGCCACTTCTGATTTAAGTGCCTTCCGGACGTGTGAGCCGTTCTTATCTGCGTTCCCCTCTGTTTTTGTAGCCCTGGCTGACCGGGAGCTTGCTAGGACGGTTGCGGAGGCGTTGGAAGAGTATGCGCCCTCTGTGATTGTGCTGATGCCCCGTGAAGGCGCCTTTGGAGACCACGCAAATCTCCGCGAGGTTCTGGACGCTGGAGGGGAAAAGGCCGTCTCTCGCCTGATTATGGGGGCCATAGAACGAGACGCACACGGAGTTCTCGACTTGGCAGACGTGGAGCGTGTGCGTTTGGAGGCGATACCATCCGTACTGTCTGGAGTCAGTGAACTTGATAGAACCATTGGAGGCTTCTATCCAGGAGAGTTGTCTATCTGGACAGGGAAACGAGGCGGCGGAAAGTCTACACTGCTGGGGCAGCTCTTACTGGAAGCTGTTAACCAGGGACATCATGTCTGTGCATATTCTGGTGAGCTTCCGGCGTGGAGATTTAAGCAGTGGATTTCCGCACAAGCAGCAGGTCCTGAAA